AAGATTAACATTACTATCAACAGATAAACATTTTCTTTCAAGTCCTGCACGTGATTTAATAATCCCTTCGCCATCCCTTGTATCTGCCGAAGGCTTTATTACCAATATAGGTATGTTCTTTTCATCAAAATCGTGTGCGGTAGCAAGCAATCTAAGAGACTTCGAACTTGACATTACTCCATAAATAAAATGCAATTTAGCCATTAATATGTTTTTTTATCAAAATGGTAAGTCATCCTCGCCATCAATTATTATCCCGCCAACGCTCTTATCGCCTTCTTCTTTTTTTGGGAAATCAGAAAAATCTCTTGTATGTTCTGTTAGATTTTCTTTTAATTCTTCTTCAGCAGCCTTTTTATCAGCCTCAGCCTTTTCAGCGCTATCAACATATTTGTTTTGAGATTTGTCAAACACCGGAACTCCTCCCTTTACAACGATTTCCATATATTCATATGGCTTTACAGTGTAAACCTCATCCCATTTCTTGTCATCATTAATCCAAGCCATTCCTTGCTCATAGGATTCAGTAAGCGGAGATTTGTCCTCGTCATCAACAACCTTTGTAACAGTCTTTCCGTTTTGGTCTCTTGTTAATGTGATTATCAAATCCTTTCCGTCATTTACATCAAATATATTGCTTTCCTTACCTTTTCTTTCGGCGGCCTTCTTCCTCTCAAAGAAAATGTTCATAATCTTGTCATAAACACCATCTTTCTTTGCTGAATCGTTGAATAACCAGAACTTTGGTCCATCTTCCTCATGGTCACGCTCAATACAGCGAACAATCCACGCTGCCTTTGCACGATTCATAAACTCAATATCGCCAAACTTCTTCTTTTCAACTTCGTTTGTTGATTCACTCCTTCTTTTCCTTGCTTCGACAGACACTTCACAGAATGGGCATCTGTCACCCATTTTATTATGTGTTGGGCACACAAAAGTACGCCAACCTCCAGGACTAAGTTCCTTGTTGACTTTTACGGTGTGAATAAAAACTTTCTTGAATGGGCTTCCGCCATCTGGGGAAAATGGAAGCAATCTGATTGTAAGTGTTTTACTTGTTTCTCCCTGATTTAATCTTGCTTGAAGATAATTTTTTGGATTAAATTCAGTCTTCTTCTTGTTTGCTGCACTAACTCTGTGCTCACTCTCATACTGCGCATTAACTGCTGCTGCGTCAACATTGACGCTTAAATTCTTTGTTTCACTCATTGTTTTAAAAATATTAAAATGTGCCATTCCGGCACTTAAATTTCATTATTGCAAATATACAAAAATTTTTTAAAAAATAAAAATTATTTCTTATATAAATATCAAGAAAAATAAAAAAAGAGCAACCAAATAAAAGTCGCTCTTTATTTTTTTAATCAACCCAAAATCCATCTTCGTGGTACATCATTGTATCTGTAAGAATCTTTCCTTCTTCAGCGCCCAAGCTTTCAACATATCCTACGAAATCATCTCCGCCCATTTCTGAATCGCAATCGTCTGCTGCTTCATCTTCTGATTCAAAACACGTTGAAGAATAAATAGTATCATCTCCTGATTCAACAGTCCAATAGTAAAAAACTTTTTCCGGGTCTTCTAACGCCGCATTAACGAATTCCGGGTAACGTTGAGTTAGTTCTTTTTCTGCTTCTTCATCATATTCATACTCATCATAGTCTTCATCATAATCGGCTAAATCATAGTTATCGCCGTAATAAGTTTCATCTTGTTCTCTTAAGATTCTTTTAACTGATGCTTTAATTATATTGCGCAAATCACCTTCAGTTAATCTAATTATTTTCTTTGCCATAATTATCTATATTGTCCTTTTAATTTATTCATTACCATTGTGGCTTCTCTCTCGCTCATAAATGGTCCTTTAGCATAGCCTTCAGAAGACATAGATGCCATTCTTGCGTCTTTCTCATCACCAATATAGAAAGCAACCTGTCCTCCATTATTATAATCAGTATCTACGCATACATAATAGCCTTTTTTGAAACTTCCGTTTTTCAAGTTCTTATAGTCTTGAAGGTTATAATTGGAACTTCCGCCATCAACATATCCAGGAACATTATTAATAATTTCATTAATTGTTCTTCTAACAATTCTATGAAGGTCTGATTCTGTTAATTTAACTATTTTTTTCATAGCCCAAAAATCTTTTTGATATCCTGGTCGAGTTCATCGGATATTGAGAAACTGTCTTCAATATCTCTTTCGGTGAAATCATCCACGTCATTATTAGTAATTACATATTCTTGTGTTGTTGGCTCATCATTGTCAGCATACACTGAATAGTTGCTATTTGCCGTTTTCTTTGCCCAATAATCGGTTGGCTTATCAACAAAAGGATAACTATCTATTGAGCGAAGATTAAGCTTTTCAGTTTGGGTTGGATTTCTTTTTTCAATTTCCCTCTTAAGGTCTTCAATTTTTTCATTGTTCTGATTGAACATATTCTGAAGAGTCTCAATTGCGCCAATCAACTTTCCAATTTTTTTGTCAACGTTTCCAAGGTCACGACCAACTGAATTAACCTTATCATTTACCTCTTCCTGAGCATCGGTCAAATCATCAACGTCAATAACGTCATCTTCCTCTTGCTCTCCGCCTTCTTCCATTCCGCCCATAGGGTCTCCACCCATTGGGTCTTCTCCAGGTGCGCCACCGCCCATAGGGTCTTCACCAGGTGCGCCTCCTCCCATTGGGTCTTCTCCAGGTGCGCCACCGGGAGCACCACCACCCATTGGGTCGCCTCCAGGAGCACCGCCGCCTCCCATTGGGTCGCCTCCAGGCACTCCTCCGTCCATAGGGTCTCCACCGGGTGCGCCACCGGGAGCACCACCACCCATTGGGTCGCCACCGGGTGCTTCACCGCCCATAGGGTCTTGCTGTTGATTTTGGTCATCTTCAGCCTCTTCTATTGGGGCAAAACTAAAGGCTTCACCTATCGCTCTTTTAAAGCGAAGGTGAGCTTCGAATAGGTTATTATCTTTTAAGTACTTATAATTGGTTTTCATTATTAGATTAATCTACTAAAAGTTGCTTATTATCTTCAGTTAAAATTGTTTTTGAACTTTCTGTTCTCTCAATGAGACCTTTGTCTTTCTTTAATCTTTTTACTTCTTTAGGAGTATCATTGATGATGTCCTCTACCATTGAAATTCTTTTATCCATAACTTCTTTTTTTTCTTTTTCAGTTATTGTTTTATAGACAACCTTCTTTTTTTGAGGGTTTATGTCTTGAGTTCTTCTATTAATAAATCTCATAATATGAATTATTTATATATAAATATCATTTTAAGCCAAAAAAGAGCATTTATCCTCTATTTTTGATATATTATATATATTTAGATTGCCATTTGTTATAATTATAAGTTTATCTTTATATTCATCCCAGTTTATTTCAATCTCGTTATATGGTTTTTCGTCAATGTTCAAGTTTTCAAGCTCTATGAGTCTGTTCAATGCGTTTATTGAAAAAATGCAGTTATTTTTAACATGCATAATTGTTGAACCTTTTAAATTCTTTATGAATTTATCCTTATCAAATGTTTTGAAAGTAACCAGATATTCCTTTTCATTTGAACTTATGGAGTATACAAAAACACGGTCTATATTGATATAGAACTTGGTTTTAAGTTCTTCCAAGAATGATAAAATTTTATTTTTATTTACAAATGTTCCTATTATTAATCCTTTTTTTGACATATTTTTAAAGTATTGACATAAAGTAAGGCACAACGTATTTCTTATCTCCTATTTCGTTTTTAATTGATTTAACGCATTTTGAAACGTCAGTGCATATTATATTATTTTTATTTGAATATAATTTATCTAGTATTTTTTCTTTTTTTATTTTAATATATTCTAATAAATTTAATGATATTCCTAGAATTATATTATTTTTATATAATAAATAAATCATATCATTACTTATATAAATATATTTTCCATTATCCGAAAACAGTATATTATATAATTTTTTTATTTTATTATATTTTAAATTATATATATTAATATAATAATATTTTATATTACATGATATATTATTTATTATAAAATTATAAAAATAGTCAATGTCCTTCTCAAAGTCAACCCTTTTTTCGGTTTTTTTGAAAGTCCAAAAGACATTATTTTCATATTTTTTATTCAAAATTGAAAAATCCTTAATGTTTTTCCTTGCATTTTCAATTCCGACAAACAAAGTTGGCTTTGTTGAATCCGCCAATGAAACATCATTAACTTGTTCAACAAAGCCTTTTAAATTCTTAATTTTCAAATCCGAAACAATATAACCTAAACTACTCATAACATTATTTTTTTTGCAAATATACAAAAAAATGTTAAAAAATGAAAATCATTTGTGCCTAAATCTACACCAATCAATATCTGTATAACTATTATATTGTCTGCATTTACCCTGCACAAAATCAGAAATCCATTTAGAGCCATCAAATGCACAAGTATGCCTTTTTGCCTTATTGCTTCTAGACCAGAAAGTGCATATATCCCCTTTCTGTGGCGTATCAGTAAATGGAAATTCTCTATTTTTTTCTGTAAAGAGTCCTTCATCTACGACCTTGAAATCACTATTAGATGACTTCATCTTTGCACGAACATTCCAAGGCTCTTCTCCCCAATATTTTTGTCCAAAACCTGTGTCTCTTAACGCTCTGTTTATAGCGCCGGTGCACCAATGGCATCCTCCAAATGAGTCTCTAGCCCTCGGTTCTTTATTTCCAGGATGCTCGCATATATTTTCTTGCCAATAATGCAAGTTTTTAACAAAAGCGTCAACATCCCAATATGTTGTATTAAATGGGCCGTCACTTGACGT